TCTATTGGTCGCCAATGGATATTTGAATACACTTTATCATTGTGTAAAGAAATATTAGGATACGTTCGTGGAAAATATACACAGGTACCTATCCCAGGAGCTGAAGTTACTTTAAATCAATCAGATTTAATATCTGCTGCTACAGCTGAAAAAACAGCTTTACTTGAAAGATTAAGAGCATTTTTAGACGATACTTCAAATCAAAAAATGTTAGAAAGAAAAGCAGCTGAAACTGTAGCTCGTCAAAGTGAATTAGGTCAAGCACCAATGACCATTTATATAGGATAATATGGCACTATTTGGATCATCTAGAGACGTTTCAATGTTGAGAAAAGTTAACAGGGAACTGTTGGGGGATATTATGTCTCAACAATGCGTGCTTTATAAAGTAAATTTAGAAAAAACAGTTTCTAACATTTATGGTGAATCTACAGGTTACAGATATTATACTGAACCTACTATTTTATATTGTAGAATTACAAGAACTGATCCTACATTTCAAAATACAGATATAGGCAGAGATTATTCTAGAACTATGACTTTTTCATTTTTAAGAGATGATTTAGTAGAGGCTAGTGTTTATCCTGAATTAGGTGATATCATAATGTATCAAGAAGGATATTTTGAAATAGAACAATCATACGACAACCAATTGTTTGTAGGTAAAGATCCTGACTATCCATATGCTACTAACCCACTTAACCCAGGCTTAGAAAACTTTGGCTACTCAGTTTCTATAACTTGTGTAGCTCATTACATACCTGCAGATAAAGTAAACTTAACTAAAGAAAGATCGTAATGGCAAATAGAAAACCTACACCTAAAACTCAAAGAGAAATTAGTATTTCTCAACAGGAACCTTACCAACAAGGAGGACCGGGTTTTCAACCTACAGGAAATCCTAATAAAGCTGAAGGTATAAATAGAGGTCAACAGTTAAGTTTTAAAGGAGACGATACAAAACCATTTACTTTAGGTATTCAAGATATTGATGAAGCAATTTACTATTATTTTACTGAAGTAATAAAACCATTTGTTATACAAAATGGTCAACGAATAGCAGTTCCTATAGTTTACGGTAATCCTGAGAAGTGGAAAATGGTTCAAAAAGATGGATACTACAGGGATAAAAATGGTAAAATAATGTCACCACTTTTAGTATTTAAAAGAGATGACTTAACTAAAGTTAGAAATATAGGAAATAAATTAGATGCAAATAACCCAAATTTGTATAGTTCTTTAACTAAAACATATTCATCAAAAAACTTTTATACTCCATTTAATGTACTAAATAACATTAAACTTGAAAAAGAACAATATGCGGTAGTAATACCTGACTATGTTACAATAAAATATAGCTGTGTTATATACACTTACTATGTAGAACAAATGAATAAAATTGTTGAAACAATTAATTATGCTTCTGATTCGTATTGGGGTGATCCTGCACGTTTTAAATTTAGAGCAATGATTGATTCATTTGCTACAACTATAGAAGTAAATGATGGACAAGATAGAGCAATTAAAAGTACATTTGACATCAAATTAAATGGATACCTAATCCCAGATATCATGCAAAAAGATTTAAATGCTATTAAGAAAATACCTACAATTACTAAAGTTGTGTTTGGTGTAGAGTCTACTAGTAACATAAATCAAACACCTCCTCCATCAAAAGAAACAAATTAAATTTGGAAATTAATAAACTTGTTATAAATTAATGTTATTATGTTCGTAGAAAAAAACAACGCAGAAAAAAAATTTTTACTTGAAGAAGAATTTAATACTCTTAAACAATTAAATTCATCTACACAAGAATTAATTACAAAGTTTGGTCAACTTGAATATCAATTTCAAATCATTGCCGAACAAAAACAGATACTAATAGACGAATTAAAAAAAGTTCGTGCATCTGAGGTTGGGTTTACCCAAAATCTCCAAAATAAATACGGGTCTGTAAATATCAATATCGAGACGGGAGAAATTACGTCACTAGGCTAGTTTTTGAGCCCTTTTTGGATATTTATAATCAACAAAAACAAATTAAATATCTAAAAACATGGCAGAAACTTTAATATCTCCTGGTGTACTTGCTAGAGAAATCGACCGCTCACAAGTATCATCCCAACCAGTAGCTGTAGGCGCAGCAATTATAGGTCCTACAGTAAAAGGTCCAGTAGAACTACCTACTGTAGTATCATCTTATAGTGATTATGTTAACACATTTGGTGATGTATTGGTTAGTGGTAGTGATACTTATTCGTATTTTACTTCAATAGCGGCCTACAATTATTTTAATAATGGTGGAGACTCATTATTAGTAGCTCGTGTAGTAACAGGTTCATATACCTCAGCTACAAGTACTGCTATCAGCGCTAGTACACAATCAACTTCTCAACCAGCATTTGTTCTTAAAACAATATCTAAAGGTATTATTATGAACAGTTCTGGAGCATTAGATTCTGCTGGTGCTTTAATAAGTGGATCTGCCGATAATATCCGTTGGGAAATTGTTAACCCAAGTACTTCTTCTGGTACTTTTGATTTATTAATTCGTCAAGGTAATGATATTACTAACAGTAAAATAGTGTTAGAAACATTTACTGGTTTATCATTAGATCCTAAATCACCTAACTTCGTATCTAAAGTAATTGGTGATTATGTTTACAATTACAATTCTAGTACTAATCAAATTGAATTAACTGGTAGCTTTGCAAACAACTCAAAATTTGTTTATGTATCATCAGTTAACTTATTAACCCCAGATTATTTAGATAATACGGGTGTAGCTAAAAATCAATATACTGCTTCTATTCCTTTAGCAGCTAGTGGCTCATTTAATGGTGCTACTGGTGATATAAAAGGTGGAGCTAATTTTTACACAGCTATTACTGCTAATAATACTCAAGGTTTAGATGCAGGTTGCTATACTAATATGGTTAACTTGTTAAGCAACAAAGATGATTATCAGTTTAACATTTTAATTACTCCGGGTATAGTAAATGAATTACATTCAAACACAATCAGTACAATAATTACAAACACTCAACAACGTGGTGATAATATTTTTGTACTTGACCCAGTAGATTATTCTTCAACTTACACTTCAGCAATTACTCAAGCTGCTTCACGTGATACTTCATATGCTGCTTCATACTGGCCATGGTGTCAAATTCTTGATCCAGGAACTGGTAAAAACGTTTGGGTTCCAGCTTCTACAATGATTATAGGTGTATATGCTTATAACGACTCAGTAGCTGAACCTTGGTTCGCACCAGCAGGTATTAATCGTGGTGGTTTAGGAACTGTAATTCGTGTTGAACAAAAATTAAACCAATCAACTCGTGATGCTCTTTACAATGGTAAAGTTAATCCAATAGCTACTTTCCCTGGCCAAGGTATTGTAGTATATGGTCAGAAAACCTTACAACAAAAACCATCTGCTCTTGATCGTGTAAACGTTCGTCGTTTGTTAATTGCTCTTAAATCATATATTTCTCAAGTAGCTAATACATTAGTATTTGAACAAAATACAATTGCTACAAGAAACATATTCTTAAGCCAAGTTAATCCATACTTATCTTCAGTACAACAAAGACAAGGTTTGTATGCATTTAAAGTGGTAATGGATGATACAAACAATACAGCTGCTGTAATTGATAGAAATCAATTAATAGGTCAGATTTATGTTCAGCCTACTAAAACTGCTGAATTTATCTACTTAGATTTCATCATTACTCCAACTGGCGCAACTTTCCCAGCCTAATAATTTAAATTCTTCCCCTGAAAAGGGGAAGATTTTTTAAAAATTAAATACGTATAATAAACAAAACTAAACACAAAATAAAATGGCAGTATTAAGTCCAAACGAAATATTTTTTACCGCATTTGAACCAAAGGTAAAAAATCGCTTCATTATGTACGTTGATGGCATCCCTACATACATGATTAAAAAAATAGGTGCTGTAAACGTTGAAATGGGTGAAATTAAATTAAACCACATTAACGTTTATCGCAAAATTAAAGGAAAAGCAGAATGGAAAGATATAGACATGACTTTATTTGATCCTATCACACCATCTGGTGCTCAAGCTGTAATGGAATGGGTACGTCTACACCACGAATCAGTAACTGGTCGTGATGGTTATTCTGATTTCTATAAGAAAGATGTAACTATCAACGTATTGGGTCCTGTAGGTGATATAGTAAGTGAATGGATTATTAAAGGAGCATTTATTAAATCTGCAAACTTTGGTGATTATGGTTGGGATGATGAAAACGCAGCTCAAGAAATTTCAGTTAGTTTAGGTATGGATTATTGTATCCTAAATTACTAATTAAATACAAACGTAAAAATAAAATTAAGCTTGCCATTCGGTAAGCTTTTTTTATCTTAAAATATGTATAATAAACATTAAAGTTATTATGGAAAATCAAGTTACACAAGAAACACCAAAATTTAAATTCCCTACAGAAACAATAGAATTACCATCACAGGGGTTACTATATGCTGAAGGTAGTCCTTTAGCAACAGGTCGTATTGAAATGAAATATATGACTGCTAAAGAAGAAGATATTTTAACTAATCAAAACTATCTCAGACAAGGTACAGTAGTAGATAAATTATTACAATCAATGATTGTAACAAAAATTAACTACGAAGATTTATTAGTTTGTGATAAAGATGCAATTATGATTGCAGCTAGAGTTTTAGGTTATGGAAAAGATTATGTATTTAAATATACTCCTAGTTCAACTGGGGTTGCTGAAGACGTAACTATTGACTTAACTACACTTGAAGAAAAAAAATTAGACGAAAGTTTAGTTAAAACACCTCGTACTAATGAATTTCCATTTACACTTCCTCATTCCGGAAATGAAGTAACTTTTAAACTTTTAACTCACGGAGACGAGAAAAAAATTGAACAAGAATTACAAGGTTTAAAAAAGATAAATCCTAAAGCTAGCCCAGAAATATCAACTAGATGGAAATACATAATTACATCTGTTAATGGTGATAAAAGTAATAAAACCGTTAGAGAATTTGTTGATAATTATTTATTAGCTAAAGATTCTAGAGCATTACGTGAATATATATCTTCTATTGTTCCCGGTGTTAAACTTGAATTTACTTATTCTAATGATGGTTACGTTGAGGAGGGCGTAACCATACCAATTGGGATTACCTTTCTTTGGCCTGACGCATGAGTATAGATTAGCACTTTTTAATACTATCCATGAAATAGTTTTTCATGGTCAAGGTGGTTACGACTGGCATACAGTATACAATATGCCTATTTGGTTGCGTATGTTTACTTTTAATAAAATGAAAGAATACTACGATAATCAAAATACTGCACAAAAAGATGCAGAAGAATCATGGACTAATAAAAATAGTGAAGCCGCAAAAGCCTCAGCAAAAATACCAGATTACGCAAGACAGCCAGCAAAGCGCTCACCTTCGTATAATCCTACAACTTCAACTAAAAAATAACGTTTATCAATATTTATTATATATAATATATAATATATTATCATGGCATTAAACGCAGCAGAGATAGCTAAATTACAAAAACAGCTAGAAGAACTTAATAAAATCTATGAAAAAATAGGTGAAAAACCTATAACTGTAGATATTAGTAAAGCTACTGTTGATGATTTAAAATTAGTTAATGACTATTTATCTGACGCTAAAACGTTGTTGGATGATTTAGATGGTGGATTTGGTGGAATTGCTCAAAGTATTAAAAATATAACAAGAGAATGGAAACCGGGTTTTGCAGATCCAACTAAAGAAGCTACTAAATCTTTTACTAAATTAAAAGGCATAGCAGAAAAACTATCAGACGATGTTACCAACATTACTGTTCTAAATAAAAAACAACTCCAACAAAGTGTTGAACAAATTAAATCAGAACAAAAGCGTTTAAATGTTTTAAGAGAAGAATTAAAAAAAAGAATTGAAGCTGGAGAGAAATTAGAAGCAACAGAACAAACTTTATTAGCTAACCTTGAATCGGAATATAATGTTACCGAAGATTTATTAACACAAGCAAATAAACGCCTTGATCAAGAAGTAAAAATTCAAAAAACTCTTGGAATTACAGGTAAAATTTTTCAAGGAATTTCTAGTACTCTTGGTAAAATAGGAATACAAAGTGAACAAATAGAAGAAATTCAAGAACAAATGAGAAAAACTGCCGAAAAAACAGGCAGTCAGTATAGTGTATTGGGGACAGCTATTAAAGGAACTTTTAAAGCTGTAGGAAAATCACTTTCAGATCCTTTAATTTCATTAGGATTATTTGCTAAGGGAATGAAAATGTTGATTGGTTTTGGAAATGAATTTAGTAAAAATATATACGATATAAGTAAAAATCAAGCTATAAGTTATGAATATGCTAGATTAGAAACTCAACGTCTTCAAGACGCAGCAATGGCTTCTAATGATTTATTAGGAACTCGAGAAAATTTTGTTAAAGCAACTAATGAATTAAATGACGCACTTGGACTATCAAACACATATTCAGGTAAACAATTAGAAGATTATAATAATTTAACTCAAAAATTAGGATTAAGTAATGAAGAAGCAGCTCGATACAATGAACTCTCAGCAATGGGAGGAAAAACTGCTGAAAATATTGTTAATTCTGTAGCTAAACAAGCTAAAGGTAATATAAGTAATAAAAAAGTAATTCAAGAAGTAGCTAAAGTAAATGGACAACTATACGCTCAATATAAAGGAAGCCCAGAATTATTAGCTAAAGCAGTTGTTCAAACCCAAAAATTAGGTATGACTTTACAACAAGCTCAAAACATATCTAAGGGTTTACTTAATTTTGAAGATTCAATTACTAATGAATTAGAAGCAGAATTATTAACAGGTAAAGACTTAAATTTAGAAAAAGCTAGATATTTAGCTTTACAAGGTGATGCTGCTGGTGCTGCTGAAGAAGTAGCTAAACAAGTTGGAGGAATAACTCAATTTACAAAATTAAATGTTATTCAACAAGAAGCTTTAGCTAAAGCAGCGGGAATGGGTGTAGATGAATTTACAGATACTTTAAGGAAAAAAGAAGCTATTAAAAAATTAGATCAGGGTAGTTTTAAAGAACAATTTAAAATGTACCAAGCCGAAATTAAAAAAGCTAAAGAGGCAGGAGATACTGAAAAGGCCGCTGCTTTAGAAAAGGCTATGTACAAAAAAGAGGACTTCAAATTAGCCAATATGGAGTTTGATAATGCTGTTAAGGCTCAACAAGCCTTATCTAAAGCTAAAGACTCGTTTGCATCTGCAATAGCTCCTATAATGGAACAAGTTTCTAGATTTTTATTAAAAATAGCTGATTTTTTAAATAATCCTACTGTTAGAAAAGTATTAGCTGTTGCTGGAGGAGTAGCTGGTATAGCTGTTGTAGGTGCAGGAGTAATAGGAGCTGTAAATGCTGTTAAAGGTTTTGTAAATAGATTTAAATTCGGTAAACGTGATGGTAGTTCTCCAGCTAACGCCCAATTTGTTGAACCTGTTGGTGGTGGTGGAGGTGGTGGAGGTGGATTTGGTGGAGGTGGTAGAGGATTTGGTGGTAGTTTAAGTGGGAGAGGGTTTGGCAGTTATGCTAAAGACATGTTTAAAGGAGGAAGAGCTGGAAAAGTAGCTCGAGGTCGTATGTTTAAAGGTTTAGGAGGTGGTAGAGGTATATTTGGAAAGTTATTAGGTTTAGGTGGATTAGTAACAACTGGAATGGGGTTATATGATGCATTTACTGGAGAAGAAGGAGCAGAAGGAGGATTAACAGAAGCAGGAATGGGAGCGGGAATGATGATGGCTCCAAGCATGATGGGAGCTATGGGTTCTAGAGAAAATGAAGGTGGAGGTAGCACAATATCTAAACCAACACCTTCAAAACCTACAACTCCTAAACCCAAAGTTCCTAAACCTACAGCTGCTAAACCTGGATTTTTTAGTAAAATGGGAAAAAGTATAATGGACTTTGGAGGTAGAGCAACAAAGTTTATGGGAGGAGGATTAGACGCAGTAAAAAATGTTATTAAAAGTCCTATAGTTAAAGGAATAGGTAAAGCATTAGGTCCTATTCTTACAACAGCTATGGCTGTAGGAGATGTTATGTCTTTAATTTCAAATGCTAAAAGTGCTAAAGCAGCTGGAGAAAAAGTGGATGCAGGAAAATTAGGTAAAAGTATAGTCCAATCATCAGTATACCCAATTGCTAACTTTGCTTTAAATGCTATCCCAGGTGTAGGAACAGCAGCATCTTTTATAGATGCTACTTTAGGAGCTTTTGGATATTCTCCTGTTAAGTTTCTTACTGATAATCTAATTGATTTTATTCCAAATGAAGCATTTGGTGGATTAGGTAGATTAGCATTAGGAGAAAATGCAACCCCGGCTGCACCTAAAACTAAAACAGAACCCGTAAAAACTGAACCTAGAAAAATGGCAACGGGTGGTATAGTAACTAAACCTACAAATGCCATTGTTGGTGAAGCTGGACCAGAAGCTGTTGTTCCTTTAAATAAACTAATGCAAGAATTTAAAGAAATGAAAATGTATCTTGCACAAATAGCTAATAAAGAAGGTGCAGTTTATTTAGATTCTACTAAAGTAGGTACCGCTCTTACTTTAAGTACCTCTAAAATTCAGTAATATTTATAATAAACAATTAAAAACATAATACTATGGGATTATTAGACAAATTAACACTTCAAGGATCTACACTATCTATTGCAAATGGTGGACCAGTAGCAATAAATCCATTATCTACTCCTCAATCTGAATTGCAAGAGTATTCACTTAATGGAGCTAATGCTCAAACTGTAAACACTCAATACCAGCAATATATTGATGGAACTACTAATATTTTACCTGCTCCATCACAGTTAGATCTAAACGGAACAACACCCGCTAAATACACCGATAACTTACCACAATAATGGCTTTAATAGATCTTAAAACAGATCTTAAAAGCTTAAAGTATGGTAATGATATTCCTGGAGGAGGTTCAAGTAATCAACCTTACATAAAAACCCCTCTTACTGTTCCCTCAGCTTTAAGCAAATATCTTGGCACTGATTTTTTGCTAAGGGGAGGAGTTATTGGTGCTCCTTTAGAGTCAGCTAATGATATAGCTAGATTAGCTAAATACTTTGCTGATTTTAAATCACCAAGTGGAATATTATTTATAGCTAAACAAAATCTACTCTCTAGAGTAGCAGTGCGAACCCAAGCAGGTGAAGCCCAAATTGGTAAAAGATTACTTAACGACGGCATATACACACCTTTATCTACACTGGCTCAAGCTGGTGTTAGTGCATTTGGTCTTCATTTTAATAAACAGGGACTAAACCCAATCCCAGGTTCTATTGGGTCTTTAGTAACGTATAGTGATATAGTAAACTCAAATGAACCTATTAGTTCAAATAGGTTAGTTGATTACTATAATAGAAAAATTGAATTTAATGGTTTTTTATCAACCGATGGAATTAATGTGCTGGATAAGTATATTGGTGGTCCGGGTTCTATTTTAGGAATAGGTAAAACATTTATTAATTTTGCAGATCAAAGAACCGGTTTAAATAACCCAAGTTATGGAAAAAATTTCTTTTATCTAGATGGAAAGAAAAATTCTTTAACAAATAGAGAAGGGGATGAAAACAATATAATATTACCTATTGGAGTATCAACGTATTATGATACTTACATTGCTAAAAATAATACTCTTTCAACTTTAAACGATTTAGGAGAACCTAAACCAATTCAATCAAACATTAACCCAAGTGGTTCTTCAAATTTTCAATATCAAATATCTCCTGCAGATTCTGCAGTTGTAAATTTATCTTCGTTTCCATATAATGTAGTATATTCGTACGATGAATTAACATCTACCGATTCATATAAAGATAATACTAAAAAAGTATTTGATTTTAGAGCTAAATTAAGAAAAAATCTTGACAAATTAACTAATGAAGATGCTAAAACATCTGGTTACAACATCCTTTCAAATTCTCCAAGTTACGATGTACGAAATATTGAAACTAGAGTTAATTTAGGAGACCCAGGTAATCCGTTTGGAAAAAATATAAGATCATACGTTAAAGGAGTAGGAAGAGAACAGGGTAATGAACAATATAATGGAGCGGCTTCAATAGATTCATTTGACAAACTAACAGTTTTACCTTTATATAAATCATCTGGCCCTACAGAATCTAATCTAACAAATGATTTAGTTCAATTTAGAATAGCCGCCATTGATAATACTAAACCAAACAATAAGGTGTTTATGCACTTTAGAGCATTTATAGATAGCTTTAGTGACTCATATACATCTAATTGGAGCCCATCTCAGTATGTAGGAAGAGGTGAAAGTTTTTATACTTACGATGGATTTGGTAGAACAGTTTCATTATCGTTTACTGTAGCTGCTCAATCTAAAATAGAACTAATAGCAATGTTTAAAAAATTAAACTTTTTAGCCTCAAACTTAGCCCCAGATTATAGTGGGGCAGGTTATATGCGAGGCCCATTAGTTCAATTAACCATTGGGGGTTACCTCCGTGAAATGCCTGGATTTATTACTGCTTTAACATATGATGTTCCTCAAGATGCTTCTTGGGAAATAGGAATTGACGACACTGATAATATTAAAGGATATGACAGTACAGTAAAAGAGTTACCTCAAATGATTAAAGTTACAGGATTTAGCTTTACTCCAATTCATCCGTTTGTACCAAGAAAAGTAGTAGATCACAATAATCAGAAAACTAAATTTATAGCATTAAGCACAGTAGGTCACAGACCAAATGATAACAGTAATTATAATAGTAAAGCTTTAACTTTAGCTGATTTAAAAGCAAATGACATTGAAAATCAAGAAGCAGATGCTAGTAATACAAAAGAAAGTCCTCAAGATAACCTATGAACCGTTACCAAAGTATACCTACTATAATAATAGACAATAAACCTGTTTATAGGACAGTTAAATATCCAGAAATCCCTTTAAATGAAGACGATATTTATGTTACCACAGTTCAAGGAGATAGGTTTGACATTTTAGCAAACCAATACTACCAGGACGAAACATTATGGTGGATTATATCAACCGCAAACAATTCATTATCTCAAAACTCATTAATTATTCCTGAAGGTATTCAATTAAGAATTCCTTCAAACCCCTCAGATATAGTAAATAGTTATAACAATTTAAATTCGTAAAATTATGCCTAACATAATAGGAGAAAATTTTTACAAATATGTTGCCAACCAAGTAAACGCTCGACAAAAGGTTCATGGTAAACGAAATAGATCAGCAGAAGAACTTTTATATCTTAATTCTAGAACGGGTTGGATTAAATTAGTATCTAGTGTAAAAGTATTAGATTCTAAAAGATTAACGGATTTAGGAATCCCTGCTAATTACACAGGGATGGAATTAGCTAAAAATTTTATATTATTCAACGGTACATCTAACGAATCAAATACTTTATTTTCAGGAATAGACAGAACCAATTCATTTGTTAATAAATATGCTTATGGAATTGGGGGAAATGAAATGGGTTTAAGACCTATGCCCGGCATATCATCTGTAGATATTAAAAATAGAAATAGAGGTTCAATTCGTGAAGCCACTGTTAATTTTAAAGTATGGAATAGAGTACAATTAGAAATTGTAGATATACTTTACTTACGTTTAGGATTTCCTATACTTTTAGAGTGGGGACATTCAGTTATAGTTCAAAACGATGGTACTATAAATACAAATCCAAATTTTAGTATAGCTAATGATTTTTTAAATCTTAAATATACTGACGATTATTTAGTTTTAGATGCTATAGAAAGTAAAAGAAAAGAATCATCTGGAAATTATGATGCAATGTATGGTCGTGTCGTAAATTTTAACTGGTCTTTTAACAAAAATGGTTCATACGACATCACATTAAAGATTATTAGTATAGGAGCAGTTATAGAATCTCTTAAATTAAATATCTACACTGGAGATAAATTTGATACAAATAAAACTTCTACTGAAACACAAACAACACCCACAGATTCTGAACCCATAAGTGATAATGATTGGGTTATGAAATTTAAATTTTCACACGAAATAGGAAAATTATTTTATAATGTGTTTTCCTCTAATAAACAAAATAATTCCGCAGAAGTAAAAGTAATACCTGTAGCTTCAATTAGGCAAGCAGATGCTTATAAAAGAGTATTAAACAATAGTTCTATAGATGTTTTTGAAGATGGAGACTTTCTTCACGCTGTAAAACCTGACAAATACTATATTAGATTGGGGTCATTTTTAAATTTTGTACAATATTTAATGTTTTTAGCTAATGTTAAAAATGCAGGAAATCCAAAACCTATATTGCAGATAGACACTGACATTGAAGCAAACATAATGTATGCTACATCTAATCAAATACTATCTTCAAACCCAGATATTTGTCTTATTGGAGGTTATTCTGTTAATCTTAATATAGGAACAATTGATGTAATTAAATCTATACCTGAAAAATTTGGATGGAGAATTGTAAACGGAAATTTTCGTGGTGGAAAAATAATGAATATTTATTTAAATACTTCTTTTATTTTACAACAATTAGAAAGTGCTAAAGATGATAATGGTAAAATAGCGTTTTTTGGACTTATTCAAAGTGTTTTAATTGAAATAAATAAAGCTTTAGGAAGTGTAAACTCTTTAGAGATGGTTATAGATGAATCTACAAACATCGCTACAATAATAGATTCTACACCTATTCCTGGTTCAGAAACTTTAGTTCCTTTAAAACAAAACTCTAAAATAGCAGAAAAATCCCCAGTAATATATTCTTATGGATATTACAACAATGGTACTGAAAATCAAGCTGCTGGATTTGTAAGAGATATTTCTATTCAAACTAAAATTAGTAATGAAACTATTTCTATGTTATCTATTGGAGCAACTGCTAATGGATCTGTAGTAGGAGAAGATGCTACTTCATTTTCAAAATGGAATGCTGGTTTAGAAGCTATTATAAATAGCAAAATAGATTATGCAGTTAATGCTACTAAAATAACAGACGAAACTCCTGAAACAAAGATTAAAACATTAAATAGTGATAATCAAGAATTATATAAAAGTTATGCCAGCTATTTAGAAAAATATGCAGGGATGGACTTTGATAAAAATGAAAACTTTTCTCAATATAGTGATCTTGTACAAAGATTTATTGAATGTCAACAAGAAATCCAATCATTAAGTAACTTAGCAAGTGGTAAAAAGATAGCATCCCCTGTAAGTAGTAAAGGATTTTTTCCTATAGGAACAAGTGTTACATTAGATGGAATTTCTGGGGTTGGTATATACCAAAATCTTAATTTAGATATTTCATTTTTACCCTCTTCATATCCAACAATTTTAAAATTTATTATTACTGGAGTATCTCACAAAATTGATAAAGGTGGGTGGGTTACTACTTTAGATACAATATCTACTACTTTAACTCAAGAAGAAATAGCTGTAAAAACAGCCACACCCGTTTCTAGAGCAAGCAGTAGAGGAGAAAGTAAAGAAGAAGTAGGTCCAGATAGAGGTGTTCAATCTACTTCTTTAACTGATTGTAATGCAATCCCAACTTGGCCTAGGGGTCAAGCTAATAATAAAGGTAGAGTTAAAGCAACAACTACAGATACTGCTTTTCTTACCCAAACAATGATTTTAATAGAAGGAGGATACTACCACCCCGCACAAGCATATGGCTCAGATAACCAAATTAAAAAAGGATTTAGAGTTATGGCGGCATCAGGTGAAACTTTATGGGGTATTGATAGAGCTGCTGGAGCATGGCAAACACAAAATGCTCCTCCTGAAAGACTTAGATTAGGTAATCAATTTTGGAGTGAAATAGATAAATATTCTGGTTATGGAGCGTATGCAAAAAATGCTAAACTTCTCCGTACTAAAGATTGGCCCATTTCACAACAACCCTCAATCTCATCTGCTTGGAAGTATGGTTCTACAAATGCAAACTCTTATCCTATACTTACAAAATATCTTGAACAAATGATGTTTTTTGAATTCGACACAACTATAAATAGATATTTTGGAGACATCCCAGATTTAAAAAGTAAAATATACAGTGATGGCAGATTAAAATTCCACTACTATAGACTATTGTGGAACGGTGTAGGATTTATGAAAAAAGCATCAGTAAATCTTAAAAGACTTTGGAATGAAGGAGAAAAAGATCCTGGAAAACTTACATGTAAAAACTTAACATATATGTATAATTTGTATTCAAGGAATGGTCTTATTAAAGAAAGTTTAGAAGCTGTGAAATTTTTAACTGGATTATAACATTATGTACTATCCTAAATCTCAAATAGTAATAGATTTATATACTAATGGGCAAGAATATGTTATAAAGTCTACTCAAGAAAATTATGTGGGGCCGTTTTGGAAAACATCAGATGGAAAATTTTTTACAGGTAAAACCCCAGAAGCAAAAAATATACAAGAATTAACTCTTTCTCAATCATCAATCACAGCCGCAACATTATCAAATAATGTATATGTAAATAATTCTTATGTTATAACTAACTCTTATACAAAATTATATCCTGAGTTTTCTAAAATAGAATATGTTCCTTCCCCATTCAACCCACAACCTACTCAAGACGATTATACTTTAGGAGAATTTACAAGATATTTTTGTAAAAAAACAAATGAAGTTCGTTATTTAGAAATAAATAAAGAAACATATGAAAAATTAGCAGGACAAGATCCAACATACTTATGGCAGGTATACACCCCCTTTAGATACCAGTGGAATATTTCTGGCGAAAAAGAACAAGTTTATTCTACAAATAAAAAAGTTACAGAACATATGATAACTAAGTTTAATTTATATTCATTAAATAAATTTCTTAAAGAAGATTATCTTAAATTTTTTAAGCCATCTCAAAGTAAAAACCCATCTACATCTATACTTAATACAAACACTTTACCTACCCCTCAAACTAATGGGGGAGGATATCAAGGCAAAGAATTATTAAGTTAATTTGGAAATTAGTTTTTAATTTCTTATATTTAGGTAAAAGGTTATGTTTTATATTGTTGAAACAACAGAACAATTAAATGAATTTATCCACACCGGATACAGTCGTGCTTTTGTTGAACCAATATACTACAACGACTATGCCCACCCAGCAATAAATGAGTTATCATTATTGTATGTTAAACCCACAGACGATAACAAAGGTTATATTTTGTGTTTCAAACATAACGAAGCACTATCACTTAATAAAACCGCAGTAAATTCATTACTTAATTCATTTGAAGAACTATATGTTAGAGATAGAAAATCGTTTTTATATTCGTTTCAACTAAAAAACATAATTGATGTATCATTTTTATCCCCTGAACTACCTGAACCAACAACCCCAACACATGAATTTTTTTATCAACGATTTGGAGATCAATTAGATCTCAACACAGTCATACCATTAGTTAAACATTATGAACGTTGTGAACTTATATACAACCAAATTAAACAATACTGTATTAAACCCGCGAATATCAAGTATTATAACCGTTTAACCAACGTTTTCCTAGGCATTGAGAAAAACGGCATTAAATTAAATGAGAACATTTTTAACAAATATTTCGAATTGAACCATGAACAATATTCTATACAAAATAGTAAGATTTACACTCAGTATAACCTCTACACCACAACTGGAAGACCATCCAATAGTTTTAATGGGATTAATTTTGCTGCGCTAACTAAAGATAATGGGTGTAGAGCAGCATTTGTACCTAAAAACGGACAGTTTATTGAACTAGATGTAAGTGCTTACCACCCAACATTAGCAGCTCAGCTAATTGGATACGATTTTAAAAACGAAACACCGTATCAATACTTTGCTCGTGAAGCAGATATTCCTTTAATAGAAGCTAAAACATTAATGTTTAAACAGTTGTATGGAGGTATATACAATGAATACAAATACATTGAATTTTTTGAATTAATTGAATCTTATGTAAATGAGTTGTGGGCGAAGTTCACAAACGATAGATTTATAGAATGTCCAATTTCGGGCCATAAATTCACTACAGATATAAAAGATATCAATCCTCAAAAGCTTTTTAATTATATGCTTCAAAACTTGGAGACCTCAAATAATGTTCTTATATTATGGGAAATAATGAAGCTTTTGAAGGGTAAGTCAACTCAAATCGTACTTTACACATATGATTCGATTTTAATCGACTATGATGAAGACGAAGAGTTAATTGATTCGATAAAACACATATTTAATAATAAAAATTTAAAAGTTAAACTAACAATTGGAAGAAATTATGGCTCTATGCAGCCGTTAAACTAATTATGGAACCCGTCGCGTTTGAAACCCTACCCAATATTTATAATCAGTACGATTTTATTAACGAAACTGATTCTATGAATAACAGGTTATTTGCTACCTTCACTCAGCAAAACTATTTAGATGACTTGATTAAGACATTGTCATCTACTTATAGTATAATGTACAATAAGATGTTTGTGCTTTTTGTTAAGAGCACTAATGAATATGTCATCACTTACAATGTTGAACAGGGTAATGTAGATAGCATTCCTTCAAACACAATATTAGTACATCGTAAAAAAGAATCAAATACATTATATACCATCAACGCCCTAAACGATTTGATTAAAAAACTAAACGGGGGCGTAGTTGATCCAACGTACAAAATTAACTGGCAACATTATAAAAATTGTATATTACTTACTCAACACGGGGAAGTGAAACAGTTAAACACCAAAATTTATAAAATTGTAGAGCTTTAACTTGGCGTTCAAGTAAAGGTTCTATACATTTATAGTTACAAACAATTAAAAGTTATATTTTATGGATTTAAAATCAATCAAAAACAAACTCAACGCCTTACAAACATCAGGGCAGAAAAAAGAAAAGGTAGACTACAGTAAGTACCTTTGGAAGCCAAAACAAGAGGGCAAGTATCAGATTAGGATCGTTCCATCTAAACTTGACAAAAACAACCCGTTTAAAGAAGTATTTTTGCATTATGGATTCTCTAAGTTTCCTATTTATGCATTAACTAACTGGGGTGAAAAAGATCCAATTGTAGAATTTGCTAAACAGTTACGTCAAAGCAACGACAAAGAAAACTGGAAATTAGCTAAAAAATTAGAACCTAAAATGCGTATATTTGCTCCCGTTATTGTACGTGGTGAAGAAGATAAAGGTGTACGCCTTTGGGAATTTGGTAAAGAAATTTATATGCAATTATTAGGTATTGCAGATGATGAAGACTATGGTGACTACACAGACATCCAAGACGGTCGTGACTTTACAGTTGAAACTATAACAGGTGATATTGGTGGTCGTCAAGGTTTAAAATCATCAATTCGTATTAAACCAAAAGTATCTCCACTCAGTACAAACAAAGCGGATATAGAGAAATTTTTAGAAGAACAACCCAACATTCTTGAAATTCAATCTACATATAAAATGTCTTTTGACAAATTAAAAGAAACACTTCAAAACTGGTTAAACCCAGATGCTGAAGATGCAAGTGATGTAGATGATGAAGAAGAGACTGAAGAAGCACCATTTGTAATAGATGAACCTAAAAAGGATACTAATTATAAATTAAAAACTAAAGAATCTAAAGCAGACAAATTTGATAAATTATTTGAAGACGAAGACTAATTATGGCAAAGAAATCAACCTCGTTGACAGCCGCTGTTAGTACCCAGTTAAAGTCAGGTTTTGAATTAGATAAGTTCAAGGAAAAGAAAGGACTTAACAACAACGTTAAGTTCAAGGAACAGAAATGGATCCCGTTCTCTAAAGCACTCCAGGAAATACTTAGTATCCCTGGAGCGCCTATAGGACATATTTCCTTACTTAGAGGTCATTCCGACACTGGTAAAACAACAGCGTTGTTAGAGCTAGCGGTAAACGCTCAGAAAATGGGAATTTTACCTGTTTTTATTATTACGGAAATGAAGTGGAGTTGGAACCATGCTCAACAAATGGGGTTTCAAATCGAACCTGTTGTTGATAAAGAAACAGGCGAGGTTACTAACTATAAGGGATTCTTCTTATACGCAGATAGAGGAACACTAAACACAATTGAAGATGTAGCTGAATTCATTGCTGACCTATTAGATGAACAGCGTAAAGGTAATTTACCTTATGACTTGTGTTTCCTATGGGATAGTATTGGTTCTATACCTTGTAAAATGAGTATAGAAGCAAATAAAAACAATCCTATGTGGAATGCAGGAGCTATGTCTCAACAGTTTGGTAATTTTATTAACCAACGTTTTCCACTATCACGTAAAGAAAGTTCACAGTACACAAATACAATGGTTGCAATTAATAAAATTTGGGTTGCACCTGCTGAAACAATTATGTCTCAACCTAAAATGAAAATGAAAAACGGTGAGACAATGTTTTTAGACTCAACAATTGTATTAACATTTGGTAACATTACAAATAGTGGTACTAGTAAAATCAAAGCAACTAAAAACGGTAAAGAGGTAGAATTCGCTAAACGTACTAAAGTATCATGCGATAAAAACCACGTTACAGGTATTACTACTAAAGGTACTATTACAATGACAGTTCATGGTTTTATACCTGATGAAAAATCAGCAGTTGACAATTATAAAAAAGATCACTCAAATGAATGGTCTCAAATATTAGGATCAGCAGATTTTGATTTAGTAGAAGACAATACAGATTGGGAAGAAAACGTTAAAGACATACCTTTACTAGAAGATGAACAATAAAGATCTACTTAAACTTCTTGACAACATTCAAGAGGATGGAAAACAGACTACACCTAAAGCAGAAAATAGAGTTTTGCTTATAGATGGATTAAATCTGTTTTTTAGAAATTTTGCTGTTTTAAATTATATAAATTCTCAAGGAACGCATGTTGGGGGTTTAGGTGGATTTTTAAGATCGTTAGGTGCACTGGTTAAACAAATACAACCAACATCTATTCATGTTATATTTGATGGAGTGGGTTCTACCATAAACAGGAAGAACCTGCTCCCCGAATATAAATCAGGTAGGAATGCTGTTAAAATGACTAAAGAGTTATTTAACGACATAGACGAAGAAAACGAATCAAAAGCAGATCAAATAGGAAGACTAATTCATTACTTACAATGCTTACCAGTTAAAGTTTTATCTATAGATAAAGTAGAAGCAGACGACATTATAGCATTTTTAAGTAAGGAAATATCTAAAGACAACAAAACAAAAGCATACGTTGTATCTACAGATAAAGATCTTCTACAGTTAGTAGACGACAATATTACTGTTTATGCTGCTATAGAAAAAGAATTTTATACACCTAAAAAAGTTAAAGACAAATACGGTGTTTACCCATACAATTTTTTAATGCTTAAAACATTAACTGGAGATGGATCAGACAAAATACCAGGGGTAAAAGGTTTAGGTCCTAAAAAATTACCTAAAATGTTCCCTGAATTGTTTAGTGATGAAAAAATTACATTAGACAAGATATTTTCTATTTGTGAAGCGAAACACAAAGAACATCTTATATATTCTCGAATCATATTTGATTTTGAAAATATAGAAAGAAATAAAAAAGTTATGGATTTAGAAAATCCTATGCTTGATGAAGCAGAAAAAGCTTATATATTAGAGTATATGAAAGCAGCTCCATTCAAATTAGATATTCCTTCATTTGTTAAAATGTATCATGAAGATGGATTAGGTAACATTTTAAAGGATATTGAATTTTGGCTTAGAAACAATTGGACAACATTAGACAGATATAATAAAGCAAAATAAATAAGTTATGACATTACAGAGTATTGAAAATTATGGAATTGGTTTCCAAACAAAGGTTATTTCTGCATTACTAACAGATAAACCATTTTTACAAAACGTAAATGATATTCTTATAGACGAATATTTTAGTAATACAGCCCACAAATGGATTGTAAATGAGGTATTAAAATACTATATAAAATACCACACCAATCCCACTATGGATGTTCTTAAAACCGAAATGAAGAAAGTCGAAAACGATGTACTTCAGGTTTCAATTAAAGAACAACTAAAAGAAGCTTATAAAGCATCTGATGAAACTGACTTAACTTACGTAAAAGAAGAGTTTACTAATTTTTGTAAAAACCAACAATTAAAAAAAGCGCTTTTAAATTCGGTAGATTTACTTAAAGCAGGTAACTACGATTCTATTAGACTATTAATTGACAGCGCTTTACGTTCAGGTCAAGACAAAAATATAGGTCACGAATACAATAAAGACATTGAATCTCGTTATAGAGACGAAGACCGCTCTCCAGTACCTACACCTTGGCCGATGTTTAACGAAATGTTACAGGGTGGATTAGGTGAAGGTGATTTTGGATTAATATTCGGAAATCCGGGTGGAGGTAAATCTTGGACACTTATTGCATTAGGAGCACATGCTGTTAGTTTAGGATACAACGTAATACATTATACTTTAGAATTAAGTGAAGGATACGTGGGAAAACGATATGATGCTTTCTTTACTCGTATATCTGTAGATAAATTAAAAGTAAATAAAGAAAAAGTAGTAGATGCTACATCTGATCTTCCCGGTCAACTTATTGTAAAAGAATATCCAATGGGAAAAGCATCGATGTCTACCATAGAATCTCACATTAAAAAGTGTATAGATTTAGACTTTAAACCAGATTTAGTTATTATAGATTATGTTGACCTTCTTTCATCAAAAAGAAGAAATGGTGAACGTAAAGAGGAAATAGATGATATTTATACTAGTACCAAGGGATTAGCTCGTGAACTTAAGCTTCCAGTATGGAGCGTGTCACAGGTTAATAGAGCTGGCGCAAAAGATAATATTATAGAAGGCGATAAAGCTGCAGGATCCTACGATAAAATTATGATCGCGGATTTTGCAATGTCTTTATCAAGACAGAAAAAGGATAAAGTTAACGGAACTGGAAGGTTTCATATTATGAAGAACCGATATGGAATGGATGGAATGACCTTTAATGCTAAGGTAGATACATCTACAGGACATATAGATATATTAAATGAAATGACTGAAGAGGAAGAAGACGCACAAAACGTTAGACCCAAACAGTCTAAAACAGAGATAGGATTAGATAACTTAGACAAGGAATATTTAGCTAAACAATTTTTTGCACTGAATAAATAGTAATTTATGATAACCGAACCACGAATTTATTATAAACCGTTTGAATATCAAGACGCGTTTAATTTTTATAAAGACCAACACAGAGCACATTGGTTGGCAGATGAAGTACCATTAGCTTCTGATTTAAACGATTGGAAATTAAAATTAAGCGAACCTGAAAAGAATTTAATTGGAAACATATTAAAATCATTTGCTCAAACAGAAGTACATGTTAACGACTACTGGTCAACAAAAGTATCAGTATGGTTTCCAAAACCAGAAGTACAAGCAATGGCTCGTGTATTTGCTGATTTTGAATCAATACATGCTGAAGCATATGCTCGTTTAAATGAAGA